GCTATGTCCATTGCTTTCTTATCCACCACTGATTGCTTATGTTTATTCAATGCACGGGTTCTTCCGAGCCACTATACACAGAAAGTTGTTCTTCTTCCTTATCTTCCTCAATAATGCCTTCTTCTGCTAAAGCCGCCAGCTTGGATTCTAAAAGACCTTCTATTTCTGAGGCGGATCGTTCTTTAGTTTCAATGGAAATGTCGGTACGCATCATCCCACTAACACGGGCAAGCAGTTCTGCACTGCGTAACTGGCTGGAAGAGGCTTCTATATCGCCATCTATCCAGGTTCTTAGTTTATCAAGAACCCGCTGCGTATCACTTAAAACCAGTAATTCCTGTTTTTTCTGTATTTTTTTCTCCGCTTTGGCAATGCCTGCACGTTCTATCTCAATGAGTTCCATCACCGTATCACTCGCCATCAACCGACAAGCCTCAACATGCTGGGCATTTCTGGGGAATAACTCTTTGTATCCCGCCAGGGTATAAGCATCAGTGGCTGTTACCGGATTGTTATCCTCATCACAGCCATTAGCAATCAGTTTAGCAAAACGCTTTTGCTTCTCTGTCGCCATATCGAACTCCGGTTTATTTGAAATACCGATTCTAGCTTCTAAAAGGGGGGCATGTAAATAATTCTTGTCACAGAGGGAAAATGAGGCGATGACCCAGTTTCGTGGTGTTACTCAGTTAGCCAAGAACTCCTGTAGGGGAACTGATGATTAACCAGCCGGAGTATGAGCTATTGAGCCACCGCCTCAAAAGGTCTAAGTGAGTGAGATAAAACACCAAGACCCTATAAATAAAAATAATCTTCAGCCTAAAAGCTCTTGAGATTCGATATAGGCCCAAATCCCTCCCAAGAACTTATGAACCATTCACATGGCTCAATTAACGACTCGCCTATTCAGCAGTCATGCCACTAAGACTAAAGATCAAAAATCGCAGGACTATTATAGTCCTATAGGTATATTCCTATAGATATATAACTTATAAAAAACTAGGAATAAACCTAGTATCTAGGACTATTCTAGCTTAGGACTGTCCTATCTAGGTGTATTCCTATAGGGATTATACACACAGTAAATGCAAAGGAAGAAAAAAGCAAATTTTTATAGAAAATTTTTAAGGGCTTTGGTTTCAATTTTTTGCAAAAAATTTAAAGGGGCTGGGACTCCCAGGGCTGTTTCTGGCAAAAAAAGGGGTCAGGATGAATAACGATTGTACAGATGTCGGGACTAAATGAGAAATTAACGATTTATTTGAGTGGATTAATATGTACAACTCTCTCGCCCCACGCACTTTTCATTAGGGGGGTCGGGGGGGCGTGATGACGCATTAGGTGATATCACTAAAAAATAAAAAAGCGCACCCCTTATTAAATGAAAAACCCCAAAGTGGGAAAAAGAAGCTCTTGGGCTATTTCCACGACAACCAAGAATCAACGACTTACAGGGCATATCTCGAAAATAGCAATGTGGGAAATAGGGGTTATATCATATTATCCTTATTAATCAGCTACTTACGTTTCTATTTAACATAATATAGATTATGCGCTCAACAAATTATTACCCGTTTTTAATGCTGAAGTGGGAAACCCCTATATATATAGGTATCCCGACAACCGAAAAAATATATTCAGAAAGTAGTAGACACGACATGCATATTAGTATAGATTTGCTTTCAACAGGTCAGGGTAAGCCATCTAACGGATTACCAAGGCCATAACTTAGGGATAACAAAGGGGAAAACATGGGAAACACGATATTACAAAAAATTAAAAGCGAAAAAACAAAAGTATTAGCGGAGATGAAAAAAGATTGGGATAAAAAAGAATTTCCTTTAATTCGCTCTAATCAGTGGTGGGTAGCATATGACGCTGGGGACGAAGACATCGAGTATAGCTTTCAGGATGGGCCAGTAACATTGCGCGTCCTGATGGAAATTGTGGAGGGATTGAAATCCATCGGTATCAAAGAAGCCTCTTTCGAGACTAGGTACGACTACTTTAGAAGCGTAAGAGATTACATTGATATGGAGGATTACGAGTGCGGCGAGTACGTCACCGTAGACATTACTCCATTGTTTCAGCGGGATCATAGCCGACTAACCTAACCCACAACTAACCAACCTTACGGGGAGCCTATGCGCTCCCCTTCTAGGTAGAAAATCACGACAACCTAAAATAAATAATCACTAATAAGAGGAACCAACAATGGCTAAAAGAGACATTAAAAACGAAATAACAACCAAGATAATAGAACTTATAGAGACACATGGAGCGGACTGGGTGAAGCCTTTCAGCTCATTGTGCGGCGCACCAGTTAATGCGCTAACTGGCAAGTCATACCGAGGCATGAATTCATTCTGGCTCGGACTACAAGGCCAGACCTATTGGGCCACCTACAAACAATGGCAGGAGTTAGGCGCTCAAGTAATCAAAGGCTCTAAGGCTTCAGGCATAGCAGTACCCATGCCGATTAAAGATAAAAAAACGGATGAAGTAAAAGGCTTATATTTTCGTGGTGCGTCCGTGTTTTCAGCCGCTCAGGTTGAAGGCTGGGAAGCTCCAACAGTAGAAGCGCCAGACTTAACCGAAGTATTGGCTAATGTTGATACCTATATAAAGAATGTCGGCGCGGATGTTCGGCACAATTCAACTGGGGGCGCGTACTACAACCCCTCTAATGACTTCATACAAATGCCGCACAGAGAGCAATTCACCGCTACCGATACCAGCACCGCGACCGAGTGCTACTACAGCACTCTACTGCACGAACATACTCATTGGACGGGACACAAGTCCAGGCTTAACAGGTTAGAGCTAAAGAATAAACGCGGGTATGCTTTTGAGGAGCTAATCGCGGAGCTCGGAGCCTGTTTTTTATCCGTGGATCTTGGTATTTCCGTGGAAGTGAGGCCCGACCATTCAAAATATATTGCTGGCTGGCTTCAAGCTCTTACCAGTGAAGATGGTTCCGACTACATATGGAAAGCGGCGAGCGAGGCACAAAAAGCCGTGGATTACCTCAACGCGGCACAGCAAGCGGAATCAATCGCCGCATAACTTAAACCACACCCAACTGCTAACGGCTCGCTACATGCGGGCCTGAGGCAGTAGAGGAACACGACAATTAGAGGAACTAACACAATGCAATATTTATGTAGTAGTAGCTTAATAAAAGGGAGTAATTAAAAATGAAAAAGTACAACGAAAAACCCTACCCGTGTGTTTTCTGTGAACATCCAACAGAATTTGGTTCGGGGAGATTTGTCAATCGAATAGCTGCCGGAACTTGGCATGAATTTGACGATGGAACCGAAGAATATCGAGACGGCTACGCTTGCGCGGAGTGCATGGCCCCAGAGTGCGACCGATGCGGGAAGAGCATTCCACTGGATGAGGATATTCAGCCCGCTTTAGTATATCACGAGAACGACTCTCGACACTTCGACCTTTTTGAAGATGGCGCTTTTCGAGTGCATGAAACTTGTTTGACTGCCGAAGAGTCAGCGCATTATTTACATGGAGAAATAACTGATGCTGTATAACTAATACAGCAATAACTAACCAGCCTAACGGGGAGCCTATGCGCTCCCCTTCTAGGTAGAAAATACCGACAACCAAGAGGAACCGACAACATGATAAGCATAAAATTGAATGGTAGAAAATTTGAAATCACCGCGCCGGAAGAGCGCGCCCTGCGTATCCTGAAAAGTAATAATTTTTCAGCAAAGAAAGCTGAATTTGCCGAGGGTAGTGGAAATTACATTAAATCTATCTTGCCTAAAGATAGAGAGCGACGCAAAGCATTAGGAATTACTGAAACAAGCAACAGCAATCCTTTTGATTTGCCAAGAAGCAACAAAGAAAAAGCATTTTTCAAAGAAAACCCACGCTGTCAGTCTGGCATTTTTGGAAACCCGCGTAGAATAAATGCCATTCTCAAGAGACTTATGGAATTAAAGATAGCTAAAAAACCTATCATAAAATGGCAAGTCGGTTGGGATGATGAAAACATTCCAGCTTTTGGGCTGGAGTTTTTTGACTCAGAAACTGAGGCACAAAAATACGCTGAATCTCTCGACAGCGACGGGGAAACGGGGATTGTTTTGACCGAGTTTGACGATGACTGCCCCCTTTCTAGTTGGAAACTCATCGACGGCGTTTGGGAGTAAATTAATGCTAATAACTAACACAGTCATTTTTCTTGCGCTGATCTTTCCAGCTTTGCTATTGCTATGGCTTGTAATCCATCTTGCAGTAACAGACCAGAGAGGGATGCTAATGGGAATTTACCTGGGATGCTTAGGTGTCATGGTCGTAATTTTTGGATCAGTCATGGCGTGAAGAAAACTGAAATTTTTTGTAACTTTTTTAGTTTTGAGTCGTCTTAATTGTAGACATATCATTTTTTAAACAAGGAAAACCAGCGAGGAGCTAACTATGTGGAATTTTTTAATGGAGCGTTTATTTTGCGTGATGTATTCGGCAATGAATCAGCACGAGTCAACGGGGACAGAGTGGGGAAAACAACGAGTTTATAGAAATTATACAGATGAAGAGATGATGTCATGGATAGACGGAGAAAAAAAAATTGACCTAAGCAAAATCCTTCTAGACGATCTTGAGGCCGCTCAAAAATTCATTGATTGCAACGTCATTACGAGACAGTTACGCGAACAATACTTCCTGCAAAAGACTAAGGAATCCAAATCCGATCTGGATGCTTTTTATAAATGGTCTCGTGCTGATGCTGACTCTTTGGACTGACACGATATAAGTTGCACCGATAAATCAACAAGTGTAGTATAATAAACAGACATTAAATGGAGAGGAGTACCGACATTAAAAAGTGAATAGACCAAACGGACTTAATGACGAGGTTGCAATGCAAAATCAGAGACACGAGAAAATCTGGGAAGCACCAACCGATGCACAACAAGTGTTAATGCGAGTCCGTTTCAATGTGTTTACTTTCAGCGAGGAACTGATATGAAATTTGACTACTGCCTTTTAGCGATTGATGGCGATTGTTCCGATCATGGAATGAGCCATGTTGCAGATGCCTTACCTATTAGCGATGAAGATATGCCTTTTGTCGCTGATTTTCTCAAAGCAGATTTAGATTGGCATCTTGCGTCTGCACGGGATTGTATTAGTAATAGCAAGTCTAAACCTGATGCAAGATATGAGACCTTTTCTAAAGCCGCCTTTAAGTTGAGAGACCTTGGCATATTCCAGCATAAATGGCACTACAGAACCACATGGATTTTGGTTGAGACCGAATCTCTGGAGAACGGCTCCTATGGTGATAAATGGGAATACAAAGGCTACCTCATGCAAAAGAATGTCGGCGAGGCTTATGAGGCTCTGAAAGCTCTTGGTGTGCATGTTTTACACCCGCGTTTAGAGCACGGTGGACATTTTGCAATAAGCGGAGAACTTTACGGCGATGGATCACAAGGCGATAAGCCAGAGCTTAAACTTGATTACTATGAAAATTATACGGGTGAAAACACTCCAATCCCTGAGATTTTGAAAAAGCATGGATTGCATTTTGAATGGATAAATGCAGGTGTTGCAGGAGTCTATTCACGATGAAGCATAACTTCCACACAGCGTTTTATAGATATGCTTGTTATCTTCAAGATAACCTAGGGCAATCAGCCTCAAGTCGTGAATACATATGCCGAGAAACCAGCGGT